ACAAAAGGATGGTCAGGACGGCCAGCGGTATGGGTTTGAGGCCATCAGTGTGGACATTGACAGGTCAGATCTGGGCCTGGAAAACGGCAGCAGTCTGGTGATTGAGGCCAGGGAAACGGCAGAAAACGAGGCCCAGGGGGAGCAGAAAAAGCAGCCTCCTGACCGCGAAGGGAAGGGTCTTTTGCAGAAATATCTGGACCAGGCGCTGTACCAGGCCATGGTCAAAGCACCTCAAGATTTGATGGTTGGCGGGTCCATGGTGGTCGCCACAAGCAATGAAAACTGGAAAAGTCAGGTCGCAATCCTGGCCGCGATGGATGGAATTGAGGCCACTCCGAAGCAGTTGACCGACCTGATTTATGGTGGGAAACGGCGTTTGCAGAAGCGCGATTTGGGTGGTTTCACCGACAAAATGGCATGGTTTCACGGCAAGGAATTGCTTAAATTTAAGGCACTTTCGGTCAATGGTGGTGGAAATGAGAAGTTTTGATCAGGTAATCAATTCGGTCGATCGAAAATGGTCGAAAATGGTCGAAAATGGAAGGGGTAGTCAAATCGGTCGAATGTCGAATGTCGAAATGGGTGTCTATAAGACACCCATTTTCGATCGATCGACGATGTTCGACAGTCAGTTTGGTGTAAGCAAGTAAAAGGAGTGAAAAGGCCGTGAAACAATTGAAAAGCACTCAAGGCAAAAGTCGGTTGCCAGATCGTGGGGTCGTGGTGCAGTTTCCTGCGACAGAGTTTGAGTTGGCGGTTGAGTCTTGGTTGTCAAAATTAGAAGTTGTGAAAAAGGACGTTGACAAGCGTTGGGGAACTGATCGGTTGCAGAAGTTGGCAGATGCTAACTTCATGGAGAAGTTTAGGGGTCAGGAGCAGAGGGTATGGCAGGCTTGTCAGGACAAGGACAAAGACAGGTTGGAGAAGTCGGCTGCTGGCATGGTCAGGGCCTACCAGGCGCTTGAGGCTTGGGCTGTGAGCAGTGGTGTGTCACAGCGGCCTATGGTCGGTGCGGTTGAGCACGTTGCGAAAGATGGGACGCTGATGGTTGTCGTTGCGACAAAGGATGATGCGGTCTGGTATCGTGAGAACAGGCCAGAGGTCGATGGACGGCATGTCTGGACCATGGATGAGATCGAGCTGCTGGTTGCGGCTGAGATCAACCAGGCAGTGGTTGAGGCCAAGATCAGGTACGCGAAATTTGATCCTGTGGTGGTCAAGGTGGAGAAACTGGGCGGTGCGACAGGGTTTGATGACTTTGTCAATGATCTGGATTTGTCGGAACCGGACAAGAACCCTAGAATGTTTGACAGCAAAACAGCGGAGAAATTCAAGCATGGACAAAATCGAGCGATTTAAGGCACTTTGTGCGAAATGCTGGGGTTGGGTACTTGAGCGATTAAAAGTCGCTGGAAAGGGCTGAAAACGTGGCTGGAAGACCAAAACTGCGCAGGGACTTGGAGCTGCTGGAGGATTTGCCGGAAGACATGATCTATGCCATGTTTGAGGCAGGCAAGCCGATCAGCACGATTTGCTATGAGCTTGGTATCGGGCGCAGGGCGCTTGAGAAGTGGATTGATGAAAATGACCGCGATGATATGATTGCGCGTGCGCGCGCGAAGGCAGCCGATGAGCTTGCGTGCGAGACGCTGGCGATAGCGGACAGCGCCGATCCAGAGCACGCCGCGCACGCTCGCGTCCGCATCCAGACGCGCCAGTGGCTGGCTGAGAAGTGGAAACCGAGCGTTTACGGGGCCAAGCAGTCAGCGATCCAGATCAACATCGGCTCAATGCGCATGGACGCGCTGCGCCATGCCGAGGTCATCGAGGCCGAGTTATCCACAGGCCAAGACCAATGAACACAAAGTTATCCACAGATCGAGCTTGCTTACCTGTGGATAACTGCGTTTTCTGTGGATAAGTGGCATCGCAGGCATGGAGTAACTTAACATAATGCACATCGTCACGTTCAGTGGTTTGACAACGATCAGCGAAACCAAGAGGCTATGCGGATCTGCGCGAGAGCAGTCACTTGCCAGCAATCCACAGGCGCGTGCAAGTTGCACACAGGCCGCTGGCCGTGCTGGCGCTGGTCCTAGCCTGCGCCGGGCCGCGCCGACCCCCCCCTTCGCGCTCGCGGCGGGGCAGGCTGAGGCAGCACCTTAACAAATACCGACCATGACCCACCCCCCTACCCCAGCCCCCATCTCGCCCAGCGTCCCAAAAAAAATAAAAAAAATTGAGACAACGCTCGACCCCGCCCAGAACCCTTTTGTCGAGTTTGTCAAGCTCTACCGAAACAACCCTGTCAGGTTCGTGCAAGAAGTACTCGGGGTCACGCCTGACCCTTGGCAAGCTCAATTCCTGACGCACATCGCCAAGGGCAATCGCCGCATCTCTGTCAGGTCCGGCCATGGCGTTGGCAAATCGACCGCTGGCGCATGGGCGATGCTGTGGTATTTGCACTTACGGTTCCCGGTGAAGATTGTGGTCACGGCCCCCACCAGCAGCCAGTTGTATGACGCGCTCTTTGCGGAACTAAAGCGCTGGATCAAGGCCATGCCGCAGCTCTTGCAGGACCAGCTCGAGGTCAAGCAGGACCGCATCGAGGTCAAGGGTGCGGAGACCGAAGCCTTTATCTCTGCCCGCACATCCCGCGCCGAGCAACCCGAAGCCCTCCAGGGGGTGCACAGCGACAACGTGATGCTGGTGGCTGATGAAGCATCGGGTATACCCGAACAGGTCTTTGAGGCCGCTGGTGGCTCGATGTCGGGACACAATGCCGTGACCTTGCTGCTGGGCAACCCGGTAAGGTCTAGTGGTTTCTTCTACGACACGCACAACCGTTTGGCTGATGACTGGGTGACCATGAAGGTAGCGTGCGCTGACTCACCTCAAGTGAGCGAGGCGTACATTGAAGAGATGAAGGCGCGTTACGGTGAGGAGTCGAACGCTTACCGGATTCGCGTCCTGGGTGAATTCCCCAGATCTGACGATGACACGGTGATCCCGATGGAGTTGCTGGAGATGGCAAGCCAAAGGGATGTGGAGGCAAGCCAGCACTCAAAAATGGTTTGGGGTTTGGACGTTGCCAGGTTCGGGTCTGACAAGTCTGCCCTGTGCAAGAGGCAGGGCAATGCTGTCACTGAACCTGTGAAGACGTGGAAAAACTTGGACTTGATGCAGCTCACAGGTGCAGTTGTGGCTGAGTGGGAGGTCTTGATGCCCAGCGCCAGGCCGCATGAGATCCTTGTGGACTCGATTGGTTTGGGCGCTGGGGTTGTTGATCGGTTGCGGGAATTGGGTTTGCCAGCTCGCGGGATCAACGTGGCTGAGTCCCCGGCCATGGGCAATACTTACAGGAATCTTAAGGCTGAACTGTGGCACAAGGCCAAGGCATGGCTTGAGGCGCGTGACTGCCGCATGCCCAAGGATGAGGCGTTAATTGCTGAGTTGGCGACTGTGAGGTATTCGTTCACGTCCAGCGGGAAGATCCAGATTGAGGGTAAGGACGAGATCAAAAAGCGCGGCCTGCCGTCACCTGACAGGGCTGATGCTTTTTGCTTGACCTTCGCGTCTGACGCTGTTGTCGGGATGTATGGGTCGGCTGGTTCGGGTAAGTGGTCGCAGCCTTTGCGCAGGAATCTGCCAAGGGTTGCATAATTGGGGGGAGCATTAACACGCATGGGGATTGGGGCAAATTTCGGACGAACCGTCAGTCGCACCGACGAGCCACAACCTGACGGATCAGTCCCCAGCCGTGTTGGTGAATGCACAGACTGATGTGCTGATTTTCGAAAGTAGCACCTGTCGTTGCGTGGAGGTCTAGAACGAATCGCAACGGTACTTGGGAATTGCCCACTGAGGCGGAAGTGTAGAAGTCTTGCAAGGCTAAAGCATGGATCAGGACATTGTGGGAAACACAGGAAAGCTGGAGATCAGTGCCAGCCGCCAACAACTAACACGCATGAGGATTGCTGGGTGTGCATCCCCATTTGCTTTGCGTTATGCAAGAGCAGTCCTCAGCCGTGTTGGTGTAACTCAGTTGGTAGAGTCATGGGCCGATTAATGCACGGTCGATGCTGTGTGGAATTGCAATGAAGCACAGTAGGCGTGTCGCTGGTTCGAATCCAGCCACCAACAACCCATTTTTGAAAGGGCAAGCATGAAGATGACCAAAGCGCAAAAGAAAGTTGGCAAAGTGATGGGAGAGTACAAGTCTGGGACTTTGCACTCTGGCAAGGGTGGCAAAGTGGTGAAGAACCCCAAGCAAGCCATTGCGATTGCTCTGTCAGAGGCCAAGATCAAGCCCAAAAAGGCCATGAAATGAAGCCCGGTTTGTATGCCAACATTGCGGCCAAGCGTGAGCGTATCGCTGCCGGGTCCAAGGAGAAGATGAGGAAGCCTGGCACTCCCGGCGCTCCCACTGCCAAAGCCTTCAAGCAGGCAGCGAAAACTGCCAAGAAGAAATGATCAAGCGCGGATCTGAGACATTCTCAGGCTACAACACCCCCAAGCGCACGCCTGGGCACAAGACCAAGAGTCACGCTGTGCTGGCAAAGAGTGGGGACGAGGTCAAGCTGATCAGGTTTGGCCAGCAAGGTGTTTCTGGGTCGCCTGATGGGACCAAGAAAAACGAGGCATTCAAGGCCAGGCACGCAAAGAACATTGCCAAGGGCAAGATGTCTGCGGCGTACTGGGCAAACAAAGTAAAGTGGTGAACGACTATGGCAACCAGAGACTATGAACGCGCAGCCGAACAGATGATGAAGGGTAATGGGGACAAGTGCCCCATTGCCACTCAAGACATCACGGTCAACCTCAAGAACCGTGGCAAGGCCATCGACTCTGCGGCCTACGGCCCAGAGAACCCGGCACTGCCCAATAAGCAGTTTTGGATGCAAAAGGCCAAAGACTGGGAGGTCAGCGAAAAGGACGCGAAGACATGCCTTTGCGGTAACTGCTCTGCCTTCAACCAAGAGCAGTCGATGCTTGATTGCATCGCCAAGGGAATTGGTGACGAGGGTGATCCCTGGGCCATGATCGAAGCTGGGGATCTGGGTTACTGCGAGATCTTTGACTTCAAGTGCGCGTCGAGTCGTACCTGTGATGCCTGGGTCGCTGGCGGTGAAGATGAGTCCGAAGACATGGACGAAGAGTCAGAAGATGAGGGCGAATACAGCGGCAACGACATGGGGTCTGCTGGCATG